CGGGAGGCCAAGGCAGACGACTGCAAGTGTACGCCGGGGTCGGCATCGTGGTTGTTGTACGAGGAACGCAACGTGTTGTCGTTCCCTCGCACCGAGTTGGCGTCAATCGGAGTGGTGCCGTTGACTGGCGACGTGAAGGTCGCAACCGCGTGTTGTCCTATGGTGTTCGGCATACCCTTATCTCCGACTTAACGAAAACGCTTCGGCTTGGAAGCGGCTAAAGACTGGCAACGCTTCACCAGAGTCGATGATACTGAAATCTATGTAATACCCTGTCCCGCCAAGAGGGATACGGTAACTCTGGCTCCCCGTCCCACCCCATGTGCCTGTTCCCCAGACCGTCCCCAGCCCACCCCACGTTTCATCAGTAGACGGGGGCAGCGTGAACGATCCCCATGTGTCGCTACTGTTCCACTCGACACGGCACTGGTCAGACCCCCGCAACTGGGCCGTCAGGTAGCCCCACCGGAATCCCTTTGCCAGCGCATCGTCGCCAAAGTAGAAGCGGTGCATCTGCGCCGTCAGCGCGTACCGATCACCGCCCGTGCCGTCAGACAGCACATTATCGCGGAACACGTTTGGGGCGTCACAGAGCATGACGATGCCCGTATTGCCACCCTTGAGGACCACAGGCAACCCAGCCGTGTCCAGCGCCTCAAACAGGCAGGTGGTGTCAGGGTCGGTGTATGCGCCATCCCACGGGCCAGACCATGCCTTCAGGACCGTGTGGTATTGGTAGCAGCCAAAGTTGGGGATCGTGATCCACAACTCTTTCGTGGCGCGGTTAATCAGCGCACGGACGTTGGCTAACTGGGTCGCACTCAACTGACGGATCAGCGGCAGGAGCGGGTCAGGCGTTTCAATCGTGCCTACGGGCGAGACTTCCGCCTCGTTGCACATATACAGCCCCCGCTCACTCACGAAGTACGCCACGTTCCCAGACGCAGCAATACTGTGCGGGGCGATGGTGCCCACGTCTGCCGTCACCGCTTGAGGCGCAACCGTGATGTCATCCTGCCCAAAGCCCGTAATCCGCGAGATACCGCGACGGTGGAATACCAGCAAGGACGTATTGATCGACGCCAACCCCGCAATCGGCTCGTCACCAAAGGTGCGGACGATGATCTGCCCACCACCAGCCGAACCGTTGCCAAGGCTGTCCCCGTCGTTCAGGTCCGAGTAGAACACGCTGTCGGGGAAGGACGTATTCCCGCTCCCCCACAGTCGCTGGTTATGGACCGCGATCTCTGACACGGCCACGGTGCCCGCAATGTCCACCGTCAGCGCAGACCCGTTCCACTTGTTCAGTAGCCCACCGTCTGCGATGTAGACCACATCAGCGCCACCAGCATCACGGAACTGCGAGAAGCCTGGGACCACGGTGGTTGAAAGGGAACCCGCAGGAGAAGCCCACGTCCACGGGAATGCGCCGTACGTTGCCTTACGCAGCACCCCATTGCAAACCGCTAACACGTCTGGGGTGCCGCTATCCTTGACCCATGTAAACCCGTTCAGGACAGCGGCGGACGCTAAGGCAGCAGCGGTCTGTTGTGTCCCACCCCGCTTTGTGATGGCCCCGTAGTCGGTCAGCCGCCCGTTCACCGCTCGACGAAGCTGGTTCGGGAGCAGGTTCAAGTCGTCAGAGACTTCGTTAAGTCCCCCGTCCATCTTGGGCTGCTGGTCCGCCAGTCGCTCACCCGCCATCAGCCGCCACCCCAATCATACTTCTGATCCGAGTACGCCATCCGTGTCGGGTTGATCGTGCGACGGCGGAGGTCGTCGAGGAGGGACTGCCGCTCCTCGTTCGCCAACGCACGAAAGTTGTTCGCCGCACCGACTTCAGCCCCACCCTTCAGCAAGAGTTTAGCCGCAGCACTGGCCGTCAAAATCCCTTGGCTGTTGGACGGGAACGTAATTGACACCGTATTGGCAGACAAATCGTTCAGCGCGGTCGGCTTATAGTTCATCGCCACATACACCAGCGTCCCCGATCCCACTGGTAAAATCTGCACATACTCTCCAGCCAAGTAATACAGGCGAGGGTAGGTGGGCAGATAGTTGGTCGTGGTCGCCAGCGGCACATACTGGAACTGCGTTTCTTGGTAGAGCGTGTTGCCGTCAGAAACAGACAGGAGGCGATAGAAGTTCTGCTGGCTATCCAAACTCCCCGTGTTCAGGCTGCTAAACGGTAACTGCCCATTCACGTCCGTGGTCAGCGTCAACTGCTGGAACGTGTAGTACGGGGCGGCGTTCAGGATGTTCGACCACTCTTCGTCGTACACCGATGCCAGCGCCGTCTTAATCGTGTCGTCAGACCAGCGTGTCGAGCCAACCGCGTCCATCAGTTCGCGGGTTTGCTCAATCAAGTTGGTGACCGTCACGTTCGGCATACGACCTCCTTACCGCTGCTTCGGGGGACGCCCACGCCGCTTTGGCGTATGTGACGGGTCAGGACTGTCCAACACTTCCGTCAACGCTTCCTCAATCGCTGCCGCCAACGGGGCCGTGGCGTTGAAGTTGACCATCTGGTCCGTCAACTGCTGCACGTCAGCTTTCGGGTGCTGCCGCAAGGCTTTGGCAAGGTAGGCGGGGGCTTCGTCGAGGCTACACGCCCGTGGCAGGTAGCCGATAATGTCGAGGCTGCGGTTCGGATCAATCTCCTGAGACTGGACGTGCTGCCACCGCTCGTCCTGTTCGTCCCACCGCATACAGATCGCCCAATGCTCGTTGACGCTATCAACGTGCTTGAGGAAGAGGCGAGGATGCACCGCCGTAAGCCGCCGCTGAATGTCAGACGACGGCTCTGGCGTGCCCCGGTGATTCAACACCACCGGACCCGTCATTATTCCTGCACCAACAACTGGATCGTAGCCACAACATCTTCAGGCTGGACCGACACGGCACCCACCGTCACGATCTCCACACGGATGCTATCCGTTGGACGAACCGTACACTCTGGCACCGTTAACGTGGTGATGATCGGCAACGCAATCGGGACGTTGGCCGTCCCTGCGTTAATGCTGACCGCGTTGGTCAACGCCAGCGCCGTCACGCCAGTCATCTTAAACAACTGGATCGTGCAGCTTGTCGCTGCGGTCGGGTACGTTTCCGCACACACCGCTGCACTTTCGCAAATGGTCGTGTTGCCGGGGAACGTGCCAATGTTGTGCGTCTGCGTGCCCGCTGCCAGCGTGCCCGTGTTCAAACGGCCACTGGTCAAGACCACAGGTGCTACGCCGAAGCGACCGGGCAACGGGGAAAAACGGTTTGCTACACCCATGTATATCTCCAGACAAAGTGAAGCGTGTTGGGGTGACGGGTATCCGCCACCCCAAGGTCACGATTAAACGTGGCTGTAGCGGACGGTATCCGTGTAGCCAGTGATCATCCCATGGCTATTTCGGGCGATGCAAGCGAGATTCCCGTACCAGCCATAGGTGGTCTCAAAGGCGTCACGGCCCTGAATCCAGCGCCACGGGCCAGCGCCCTCAAACTCCACGAAGCCCCAGTCCTTCGCGTCCACCCATGCCAGCGACGGGAGGTGCAGGAGGTAGATGGTGCCAGCAGGGACGTAGTAGTCGAGGTAGCACTTCACGCCGCAAATCTCGACCGCCTTGTACCCACCCTTGATCGTGGTGCTGAACTCGCCAGCCGTGAACCGACGCTGCGCGACCATGCTCTCCATCAGCTTCTTGCCGAGACCGGGCGTGGTCATCATGAAGAAGTCCTGCGGACGGGCCATCGCGTCCTTGCCAGAGCGGCCATTGATGCGCTGGATCAAGTCCCAGATGTCCGATTCGGTCGGCTGGTTCACGTCCGGCGTATCGGTTCCTGCCACCATGCGGGTCGCGTCCCAGATGTTGTAGGTCGAGGCCGAGATGTTGTGCAGGGTGGCGTAGCTGCCGCCACGGTTCGTGATGTTCACCAGACCGTTCATCGCCACGTTGAACGAGGTATCGGTCGTGGTCGCCTTCACGATCTTGTCCGTCGCCGCCATACCCGAGATCGCCGTTCCGAGCGTCAGGGTGGCATTGTCGCCGCTGTTGGAGATCGCGGTGATCGCTGCACGGCCAAGCACGGCGTCAGCCGCCGACGTGTCCAGCACGGCAATGTAGTCGCCCACCGAGAGGAGGAGGGCACCCTGCCCAGCACCAGCCAAGCCGTAGGGCGAGGACACGATGATCGACGTGGTGGTCGAAGCCGTGCCGATCAGTGCGACGATACCGTCAGGCTTGTTGTGCAACGCCTGCTGCATGAGGAGCTTGGAGGCATCCTTGATTTCTTCCATCGTCTTGGTGGCGATGGTCGTAAAGGCCGCATCCTTGCTCTGCGTGCCCACGAACGCCAGACCGTCGATCTGACGGGTGGTGTAAGCGCGGACTACGCCAACATTGCCCTGCACTTCGGTCGCGGTCGTGTCAGGCGGGAAGTACCCACCCTGAGAGAAGGTGGCACCGGACGGACGGCCCGTGACCACATCGAAGAACACGTTGTTGCCGCCCCACCGCATATTGCGGGGGCCACCAGCTTTGCCCTTTTGCAGCTGGGCGAGGAACGGGGTGACAAGGTTCTGCACCTTCTCACGGAACTGCGAGTACACGTTCTTGAGCAGGCCAGTTAGCTCTGCATCGGTAATAACTGTCGGGTTGGGCATGATACGCCTCTGAGTGTCTTATGAAGAAAATGATGCTAACGCTGATCGCAACGCACTATCCACCGCATCGTCTACGGTTGAGATTGGCGCACTTTTGGGGGCATTCATCTTGCCCACCGTGCCGGTCGGCTTCGTGGCCTTCCCCAGCAAGTTCTTGGCTTTCTGCGCTTCGATCCGTGCCTTGTCCAGTTCCGACTGTAACGCTGCCCGTTGCGTGGCAGACGGGTCGGGTTTAGACCGTTTCACGTTGACCATTTGCGCCCACACCGCCAAGTCCTCGACGATGTACTGCCGGATGGCATCATAGCGTGACGGCGGAACATACGGCTGGCCGTTCGGGCCAATCTCCGCGTGCGCTTGCATCACCATCGTCAAACGGCTCTCAATGTCCTCGACAGAAATGTTTGGCAGTGCGTCCGTAATCATCTGGACGGCTGGCATAATTTCCTGCTCGTAGAACTGTTCACCGTTCCGTGTAATATCCTGCATTTGATGCTGGACACGCAAGTTCTGCGTCTCCTGTTCCGCCCGCTGCACCCGCTTTTCTGGCGAGTTCTCGTTGAGGTACGCCTCGCGGACGGCCTCCAAGAACTCGTCATCGTGCAACAGCCGTTCCATCTGCGCTTCCCGCTCCACAATCGCCGCTTCCATCTGCTGAAGCGCGGAGAGGGATTGCTGATACTCCTGCTCAACCACCTGGGCCTTTCGGTCCCGCTCCTCGTTGTACACACCCCACTGCGCCAGCTTCACCACTTGGTCGAGGCGGTCCTTCCGCACCTTGCCGTTGGCTTTGTACTCCACCATCAGCGAGGGGACTTCGACCTCCCCGTCCTCGTCGTACAGCGCAAATTCGGTTGCCAGCCCTTCCGATAAGGTCGGGACAGCCACATACCCTTCTGGTAATACCGCGTCATCTGACGAGGCGCTTTCTTCCGCGTTTTCCGCAGGGCTAACGCTAACATCTTCGTCTGACGCAGCATCGTCTTGTGGGATTTCCTCAAGGTCGGTGGCAACCGCCGTTTCGTCCACCGTGTCGGGGAGGGAAGCGGCAGCGGCTTCTGCGATTACATCGTTGATATCAAGAACTGGTGCGGTCATCTGATCCTATTGCTGGCGAGATAAGATGTCCGCTTGCCGTGCGGCAGACTCTTCTTCAGGGATGCCCGCCAAGGCTTGCTGCATCAATGGCGCGACCCCGATAGGAGGGTTTCCGGCGGCGAGCGGCAACTGGCTCGGTGGCATATTGGGTACGCTGGCGGCGGGAGGTCCGCCTTCCGGTCCAGCTCCGGGCATCGGTGGGGCAGGAGGGGCAGCGCCCGGAGCGCCACCCTGCTTCTGCGCGGCTTGGTTTGCCAGCATCGTCCACCGCTCCTGTGCGGCGGCGATAATCTGCGGGTCCAAGTCGTCCTGCAACAAAATCTCGCGCTCCAACACGTCCTGATGGATGGCTTCGTTATCCTGCCACCGCATCTCTGGCACGTCGATCTGCTGACGGATCGCGTCAGACACCCGCTTCCCTCGCGCCTCTTGGTCGTCGTCAGGCGAAGAAATGTTGGACGCTAAGGCAAACATCTGGCGACGGCGGTACTCCTTGAGGTCGATCACGCCCGTCTGCAACCAGTTGTCGAGCATATACATCCGGAACGCCAGCGGCATCGGCATCATGCTGGCCTTCTCCACTTTGACATCGGCCTGCCCGTCAAAATCGCTGGACGAGATAGCACGGGCGAGATCGGGACGGCCTTTGCCTACGGTCCCCAACGCTCGCGGTACGTCATAGCCCCATGCCATACCAGCAATCGCGGCACGGGCAAAGTCGGTAAACGCTTGGGCAATCGCGGATACGACGGGCGAGAACACCCGCTCCAACTGCTCACGGGTGGCGATAATCGCACGGCCCGATTCGCCAGTGGCCTGTCCACGGCTGACTTGGTTCCAGCCACTCGCGTTCTCAAACGCCCGCTGTTCCAGCGCCAACGCTTCCTTCACGTCTGCGCCAACGCTGAACCCGTTTACGGGCTGGATGCTGTCGCTCATGCTGCCAGCGCCACGGACTTCGATCATCGACGTGACGCCACCCATAAACGTCTCAGTGGCAATCGCGTTCGGGCGGGTGAGGAACCGTCCGCCCGCGTTGACACGGATGTTTTCGATCCACTTAGACAGCAGCGCATTGACCCGCATCTGGTGGTCGATCCACTGCTCCATGACCGGACGGGGGTAGTACGACGGATCGCTGGACCCGTCCCGCACCGGCACGATAGGGATAATGTTCCACATCAACGGCTTCGGGCCGAACACCACCTCGTTGCCAACCAGCACCAACTGCATCCCTTCGGGGAGGACATCGGGGTGCGGGGCCATGTACAGCGTGAAGCGTTCGGTCACATCCTCGTCGCGGAGGCGCTGGCCTTCGCCTACGGTGGTCTGTGACAGCACCCACGCGCCCAGCCCTTCAGACCCAGAATACGCGGCAGCGTTGCCGTTGGCGATCATCGTGTTGGCTGCGTCTAGCCCTGCTACGCCATAGCGGTACGCCGCTTCCTGCCGTGAGATCACCTCCCGGACAATGACCCAGTGCGGGGGCTGGGTCGCGGTCGCGTTCGACGACACACGGACCTGCTCCACCCGCAACGTTTGACAGCCGATATCCCCTAACGGTTTCTTCTCACCGGGCTTGGTGCCTAGCCGTTCGTCCAACGGGCCACGGTCTGCATCCCAGTACAGATGCCAGAACGACACGCCATCCGTTTGCGCCCAGAACGCGGCCTCGCGAGAGAAGCGGTCCATCTGCAACTGCTCGTACAAATACTCCAGCGCCATCTGCTGCGCTTGGGCCTTTCGCTTGTCGTCAGGATCGTTGGTGGCAGGCGTGACGGAGAAGCCTGGTCGCTGATCCATGATGATCTGCAACCGCTGATCCAGCGCCTTGTCCATCATGTTGTACACGACACGGGCCGCGTCACGGGGACGGGACGGCTCACGCCACGGACCTAGCCCCTGCGAGGAAATCCACTGCTGCCCAGCCCGGAACAGGCGGTTCCGCTCGACCAAGTGCAGATGCGTCTGGACCGCTTCCCGTCGAGAGTCCCACAGGCCGCGAACCCATGACGCCCATGCGGCACGGTCTTCGACAGCGGACGGGTTCGCCAACGGGCAGTCATCGCCGTACAGCGCCCGCAGCAACGCCTGTTCCAACTCGGTGCGGGGGATGTCCATATCGTTCGGCAGATTGGGAGCCATCTGCTCGTTCGGGGACATCGGGTTGTTGGACAGCCCCTCCATGATACGGGCCATCTCGTCGTCCAAGGTCGCGCCGATAAAGGCCGGATCGTCGTCCATCATCATCGGTCCTGTCATGCCATGCTCCCGATCCCAAAGGCGCTGCGTACCCGATTCCAGTCCTGCAACTGCTCATACCGCTCACGGATCGCCTTGAGCGTATCTTCTTGCGCCCATACCTCAGAATGGATCATGGCAATCGCCACTAAGTCTTCTGGCACCACCACCGCTTCCAGTGGGGTCGGCACCGGAAGCGAAGGGTTCTGTCGTGCAATGGCCTGTTCTGCCACGGCTGAGAACCGCCAGACCGTATACATAGCGACAGCGGCCCACAGCAGATGCACGGAGTATGGCAGCACGGGTTAAACCGTACGCGACAGCATCACTTTGACCTGACCCGCCGCGACGGCGGTGGTGTCCGTGTCGCCCACTGCGCCGGTAATGGCTATGCCTAGCCCCAGCGCAAAGCGGAACCCGTTGAAGCCGATATCTAAGTTTGCCACACCGGGGACACCTGCGACGGCAGCAGGAACAGGGAGGATCATCGCGGGAACGTCACTCGCCAGCACGGGCGCGGTGGCCTTGTTGTACAGCTTTACGAATGCGGGCGTTGCGCCTGTGTTCGTGGCATAAAAAGCCTGAAGGCCGCTGGTGCCCGTCAGGATGAGCGCAATGTTAGTGGTCGCCAGCGAATTGAGAATGTACGGCGTAGCAGGCGCGAGCGGCGTGCCAGCCGTCGTTACTGCCGTAACCGTGCTGACCGTGGTTACCGCGTTGAGAGAGCCAGACGCGACCGTTGTAGGGATAGCGGCTGACGGACCCTGCGGACGGATATCGTTGATCGTGACGTTGGCTGTCCGGAAATCGTACACCGCCGTCATGCCGACTGTCCATGTGGTCGTCGAGGCTGGTGCCGTGCTGCCGTTGACGATGCGAAGCTGGAGGACGAGGTTGGCGTCCTCAGTCGGCAGGTTGACCACACGGGACGCACGAACCGTCGTAGGCAGTGTTGCCGCGCTGGCGATCAACTGGTCGAGGAGGGTGGCAAACCCGCTCGACACCTGCACAATGCCCATGTGTCCGGGCGAGGCCGACGTGTTAATCGTGGCGGAGGTATCACCAGAATTGTACCCATTGCGCTGGGTATCAAAGTTCATGCTGGTCGCGGTCGCGCCAGAGTAGACACAGCGGACAAAGTTCCAGCCAAACAACGAGCATGACCCGCTGCCACTGGTCGGCCAGCCCGCAACGGTAAACGTCACCGTGTCACCACTCACCGACGCAATCGCATACCGCGCTGGGATGCCTGCCAGCCCTTCAATTGCGCCAATAGAGAGGGACTGCCCAACATTGGCCGACGTAAACGGGTTCTGGCCGGGGCCAAAGGTCACCGTAGCCGATGTCGCGGAGTTGGCCGTCAGTTGCAGGTTGTCGCCAATCACGTCAACCAGTTCGACCACAAAGCTCTGGTTGATAATGCGCTGGGACAGGATCGACTGCCACCGCATTTCGATGTCGCCAGCAAAGTTGCTTGTCGAGCGGAGGATGACTTCGCTGTTCGCGGTCGTTCCGCTGGTCAGCACCAGATTGCCGCCAGTCTGGCTATACCCGATGCCAGTCCCAAGTGGGCCAATCTGCGTGAACAGGGCAGGGTCAACGCCGTTTGCCGCAAAGGCTCGGGCAAACGTGGTACGGAACAAGCCCTGCGTGAGCGGGCGAGCGTTGACTTGGTTCCACGTTCCCGGCTTAACGTTTGGCATCGCCTAGCACTCCCATGCCCGAAGGCTTTTGTTGATTCGACTGTTGGGGTCGTTCGCCGTCTTGGCGCTGGTCAGTTTCTTACGCATACCAAACATCCGTTTACAGAATGCCACTCGGCGCTTGGCCTTGGCTGGGCTTTTTGCTGCCGCATCCCGCTTTACGGGCGGCTTGATGTCTTTGCCTTCAGCACGGAGCGAGGCGCGGCCTTTGGCGTTAAGTCCGCCATCTTTGTCCTGCCCCTCCTTCCGCTGCCATGCTGGGGTTTTCACTCGTCCTCTTCGTCCTCGTCCTCTTCGTCGGCCATCTCCGGCGATTCGCCGTCCAATTCGGCCAACTTTGCTTCCAACTCCTCAATCCGCGCTTCCAGCATCGCGATCTTGCTCGGACGGAGGGCATCGCCACGGGTCATGGCCGGAGGACCAG